GTAAGATTGTAATGATGGTAGGCAGCCAACCATTGCCTTCCACCAAGCTCATCATTATTCTTTGCTTGGGTATCCTGACCATACGCAAATCGTTTGTTAGTATAGAAAGGAACTTCGATTTCCAATGTCGGCATCTGGCTCTCTAAAGTATGTGAGGCGCCATGACCAGTATTGGGTATCAGATTCAATAACGCGGTATCTGAAATCGCGCCCAATGGATAAGTAAAGCCTTCGTCAGACGTAAGACCTGCTTTTCCTGGGATTAAATGTGCCCATAGACTATTGATTGGCTCACGTCCATGAGAAAAGCTACCAGAGGCATTATCGTAAACTATTGGGGGTTGGTTCATGATAATCTTCCATCTAACAGCACCGCGCCTGGCAGCAAAAGCGGGTGTTAGGTATGTTAAGAAAGTTGTTCTTCGAGGCTGCGGGAGTGCAATTGAATCATCAACACCTGAATACAGTGGAAACTGAGTAAAACGTGGTTTCTCTATATACATCGTTTCATTTGTCGGTCCCAAAGGGAAAGATTCTTTGTAAACAGCAGGTCTTTTCAGAACACTTCTTAATGAAGTAATGGATTCACCAAAATACGTTAACATATCAGTATTTGTTTGAACTGTATCAACATAAGTACCAAGATCAGTGTTTCCCATAGGACTCGTTTCACCCATCGAGTCTGCTACCATAGATTGGGATACGAACGCATTAGGTCTATACCAAGCGTCTGTCTGAGCTGTTAGCTCAAGAGCAGAACCTTTCAACTGACCAAATTCAGCATCTAGCATACGAACAAAAGTATTAAGATAGATACCGCCATCTACTTCAGTTGGTGAAGAAAGTTGGTTAAGAACATAAATAGAAAGTAAGCCATTATGGTGTCCATTTATTGGATCTTTAGTCTCAACCATGGTACTAGTGGAATCAGTAGGAGTAGTGTTACCCCATTCCAGAGTGCCATTTATAGTATCGACTTGAAGAAAAGGAACGTCCTGATTCATTCCTATCCTAACTGTAGATTCTGTTTGTTCAGACAGGTCAATGATTTTCGTCATCGGTGCTGCCCATGCCGGATATTGTGCTCCGGCCGCATCTGCATGTGGATCATAACTATTCTTAAACGACCTTTGTGATATTTCGAGCAGGCAACTACGAATCTATATTCCATAGTTCCTCTCCAATATTGAAATAACTGACTAACATGAGCCATAGGTGTTAAGTGATAGTAATCAGTGGAAACTATTCGTTCTTTCGTAAACTGAACGGGAGTTACCAAACTTCTGAAAATTGCCTTTTCGGGCAAGTCAGTATAAGTCCACTTAGCTTTGCAAATATATGATTCTCTCGCACAAATGTTAGCTATAGACATCTCGTCTTCAGCTGGCGTAGAACCGCATATCGCGGGATCAATGGATAATTCCTGTTTAGGATCCAATGTCAATTT